CCGCCCCCACGGCGCGCAGCGCGGCGCGGGCGGCAGGGGCGGTCGCCGCTAGTTCGAAAGCCGCGTCCAGGCGGTCACCGCGACCGGCAGGGCGGCGGCGATGGTGGCGTTGATCTCGGCGTCGCTGACCTGCAGCGGCGGCGGCGCCAGCAGCGCGTATTCGATCGCGCCGCTGCCATAGCCGCCCGGCGACGGCCCGGCGCCGCCGGCCCCGTTGCCCCAGCCGGCGATCAGCGCGGTGCCGGCGCCGAACGGGCGGTAGGCGGTGACGAACACCTGGAACGGCAGCGCCAGGCTGCCCCAGCCGCCGGCCAGGCCGTAGCCGAGCGCCATGCCGTAGGCGCCGGTATCGGCCGGCCGCGCCGGCTCGAACAGCAGCGGCGCCCGCCCGGTCAGGCTGGTCAGCGCCGCCACCAGCGCCGGCCGGGTGGCGCGCGGGGCGAACAATGCCGCCTGGATGCGGGCGCGCAGGTTGGCGTCGGCCTCCCCCGGCCGGCGCGCCAGCGTGGCGCCGAAGAAATCCTGCGCGATCAGGTCGAGGAAACTGTCGGTCGCGGTGGCGATGCGGGTCTGCTGGCGTACGTAGCCGAGCATCGCATAGAGCCACGCCCAGCCGTCGGCGAGCCCGGCCAGCAGCGCCGCCAGCACCGGCGCGCTGTCGGGGAACCAGCGCAGCGGCAGCAACGCCGCCAGCCGCGCCCGCATGTCGGTGGCATCCCCGGTCATCTCAGTTCACCGTCACGCTGCCGGCCTTGACCACGCCGGCCAGGCCCGGCACCAGATCGCCGCTGCCGCCGTTGAGCTGCACGCCGGTGACGTTGGCCACCGACGGCGAGGCGGCGTAGGCCACCTGCGCCAGCCGCGACCAGGGCAGCGGCGCGCCGACCGGCAGCGTGTTGATGAAGCCCGTCACCGCCGCCTGCACCTGTGCCGCGACCGTCGCATGGCTGGCGCCCGGGACGGTGGCGATGCTCAGGCCGACCGTCGCGGTCGAGACAATGGGGCCGACCACCGTCCACAGCGCGCCGATCGGCCGCACCGGCTCGATCGCGCTGGCCACCGCCGCCAGCAGCGAAGCGGGCGGCGCGCCGCTGCCGTCGTCGACGGTGACGACGAAGGTGCCCGGCTGGTAGGCGCCGGATTGCGTGGCGTTCTCCTGGATCGTGTAGGCCAGCCCCTGCTGCACCGAGGCGATGGCGGCGCCGACCGCCGCCGTCGTCGCCTTGACCAGGCTGGCCAGGAACAATGCGAAGCGGGCGCGCAGCGCCGCGTCGCTCTCGGCATCGAGCCCGCCCTGCGTCGCCGCCGGGTTGGTCACGGTGTCCACGCCCGGCAGCGCCGCGGTGATCAGGCTGATCGTGCCGGCCTGCACGTTGCCGGCGCTGCCCGGCACGACCGCGCCGATCGCAACGGTGGCCGAGGCGGTGCCGATCGGGATGACGAAGCCGTTCTGCGCCGCGTTCCACGCCGGATTGGAGGTGTCGGCGACGACGGCGAAACTCTGCGAGCCGTCCGAGGTGCGCACCAGCGTCCCCGCCGGCACCAGGGCGGCCGAGACGGCGGCGAAGCGGGCGAACGTCACCTGCCCCACGGCAGCCGAGGCGGGCAGCCGGGCCAGCCCGAAATCCGCCATCCAGGTGTCGAGGTCGGGGCCGTTGCTGGTGGCGGCGCGGGTGGTCTGCAGCACCTGCAGGATCAGCCATTGCAGCCACAGGCCGAGGCCGGCATTGGCCTCCAGCACCGCGCGGGTGACGCTGCCGACGCTCAGGTCCATCACCGTCTGCGCCGCCGCCTGCACCGCAGCGGCGGCGGAGGCGACGAGGGTGTCGAAGGTGCGAAGGGAGAGTTGCATGAAGCAGTGTCCGTGCGAGGTTCGAGCTGTGTCGCCGCTCTTCTCCCTCTCCGCCCGCGCTTGCGGGGGGAGAGGGCCGGGGTGAGGTGGGTGGCAGGGCAGCACCGAAGTCGGCGATCAACGTGCCGATCTCCAGCCTCGGAGAGTCCCCCACCTCACCCCGACCCTCTCCGCCCCCGAGGGGCGGAGAGGGGGAAGAACTCTTCAAACGGCTCCGACGGAGAAACTCAGCACCTGGGTCTCGCCGGTGGTGCTGTCGGCGTAGCTGATCTGCACCGCAACCGTGCCGGAGGCGCCGGCGGCGACCGCGATCAGCGGCGCGGGCGATGGCGCCACCGCCGGTTCCTGGAAGATCTGGCTGCGGATCACCGAGGCGATGCGCGCCGCGTTCACCGGCAGGCCGACGAACTGCGCGAGCCCGGCGCCATAGGACGGGTTCCACAAATAGTCGCCGGGATTGGTCAGCAGCCGTCGCAGCACCCGCTGCTGGCCCAGTTGCGTCGTGTCCACGGTCGCCAGGTCGCCGCCCGGCCCGACCGCGAGGTCGTTGCCGTAGAACTGCGCCAGATCGGGCATCGGCTACTCCGCGTCCGGGTTGCTGGTGGTGGCCGTGTTGCCGCCGCCGGTCTGCACGCCGCCATGCACGTGCGCGTCGTAGTTGCCGCGCAGCCGGTCGAGGCTGCCGTGCCGGTCGTAGACGTCGCCGTTGACGTGCAGGTCGCCGTTGACCCGCACCGTGCCGTCGGCGACCAGCTTGAGGAAGCTGCCGGACTGGTGCACCAGCCACACCTCGCCGACCGGCGCGCCCGGCGTCGCCGCGCCGTCGCTCCAGGCGCCGCCGACGATCACGCCATGCTCGCCGGCGCCGTCCTGCGGCAGCACCAGCACCTGCTGGCCCGGCATCGGCGGCACGCACAGCCCCCAGCCGGCGCCGACCCACGGGCTCAGCACCGGCAACCAGCCGGTGACCACGCCCTCCGGCTGCAACGCCACCCGGGCGGCGTGGCGCTTGGGGTCGACGCTGACCACGGTGGCAAAGCGCGGCCGCCCGGCGGCCAGGTCCTGCGCCGCCGACTGCGCCTTCAGCGCGTTGAGGAAACGGTGCATCGTCTACTCCGGCAGGGCGGCGCGGGCGCGCAGGCGCTGGGTGAAGCCGCGCGTGGCGTGCAGCCGCCGCTCGATCTCGTCGATGCGCAGCGCCGTGTCGAAGATCGTCCCGGTGCCCTGCAACAACAGGGGCAGCCGCGGTGCCAGCGTGAGTTCGCCGGGCATCTCGATGCTCGCCACCAGCTCGTGCCCGGTCAGCTCCGCCAACACGTTCTGCGCGTAGGCCTGCGCCTCCGCCGGCGTCAGGTTCGGGGCGACATAGACATATTGCTTGCTGCGCGCCGCACCGCGGGCGGTGCGCGCCGTCTGCACCGTCGCCACACCCTGCCGGCTGTGCCAGCTTTTCACCGACACGTCGATGTCCCCGGCCAGCGTCAAGGCGCGTTCCAGCCGCAGCGCCATCACCGAGGCCATCGGCAGCAGCACCGGCGGTGCCGCGCTGCGCGGCTGGAAGTTCAGCACCGTGCCGCCGACCCACAGATCGAACGCCTCGCGCTTGGCGAGCGTGACCAGCAGGTCCCACTCGGTCGTCGCCGCCCCGGCCGCGTTCAGCGTCAGGCTGTCATGCTCCAGTTCCCAGTAACGCCCGACCGGCGTCGTCGTGGCCCGCACGTTGGCCGCCAGCCCATGCCGCCCGGCCAGGATGGTCGCGATCTCGGAGGATGTGCGGTTGGCGAACGTCTCCTGCGTGCGCGCCTCGATCAGGTCGGCGCTGCGGTCCCGCCCCTCGATCAGCAGCGTGCCGGCCAGCGGGTCGATCGCCACCCAATCGGCGTAGCCCTGCACCAGACTGGCGAACGGGCCGAGCGGCGACAGCGCCACCTGCACCTCGACGTGAAGCTGCGGCTGCGCCGCCCAGGCGGCGGCGTCGCCGGCCAGCGCCGCCTGCACGCGAAAACGGTCGGCGCTGAAGAACGCCGTGCTGGTCACCGTCGCCTCGATGGCGTTGGCCAGCGGCACGCCGTTGACCAGCACGGTCAGCCGTGGCTGGCGCAGTTCACTGGGCGGCAATGCCGCCTCCCGCCCCCGGGTCGACCGCGGGAATGCGCAGCGTCTGCGGGCCGACCAGCATCGGGTCGGAGAGATTGTTGAGCTGGGCGATCCGCACCCATTGCGTGGCATCGCCCAGATAGGTCAGCGCCAAGCGGAACAGGTTGCCGCCGGCGACTTGGATGGTCCGCATCACGCCCCCAGACTGTCGAGGTTGGCCAGCGCCCGCCCGGCATAGCCGTTGGCATCGGCGTATTGCGCGAGCTGCCCGGCCGCCGTGGCCGCCGTCGCCGGGTCGGGCGCGGCGAGCAGCGCGCTGCCGGCATTGCCCATGCCCGCCTGCGCCGCCGCGACCAGCGCACCGACCGCGCCGGTGGCCCCGGCATAGGCGGCCGTGCCCGGCGACAGCGCCCCGCCGACGCCAAGGGCCGCCAGCGCGCCGCCGGTATCCAGGCCGGCGACCGAGGCCAAATCCGCCAGCACGCTGGTCGCCACCGACACGGCGAGCGCCAGCGGCGACTGCGCGAGGTCCTGGATCACCTTGCATTCGATCCGGTACGGCACCCAGTTCGGCCGCTGGTAGCGCGCCTCGAACGTGCCGATCACCACCAGATAGGCGAACGCGTCCCAGGCCAGCGTCCAGGCGCCGCCCTGCGCGCGCATCAGGTCGATCGCCCGCGCCCGCTCCGCCGCGTCGGCGCCGGAGAAGCTGCCGGACCAGCCGATATCGGCGTCGTCGCGGCCCATCGCGTCGATCACCCGGGCGCCGCCGGGCAGCTTGTGCACCGCCAGGCGCTGCTCGCCGCCGAAGCGGATCTGCGCCGGCAGCTCGAAGTCGGTGAAGGCGACCGGGCCGAGTTGCAGGTAGCTCGACATGCGCTCAGCCCCCCTGCAGCGTGCCCGGCCAGGCCGGCGTCATCCGCGGATCGAACCCGGTGCCGCCGGCTTGCGGCCGGCCGGCCTCGCGCGCCAGGTGCTCGGCCATCCAGGTGCCGACGCGCACGCCGTCGAGGAACACGTCCCCCCCGGTCGGCCCGCCGGCGGCGGCCGGCGTGGGCGGCGGCGCATAGGCGCGCGCCGGCGGCGGATCGGCCATCGTCGTCGCCGCCGGCTCCGGCGAAGCGGACGCCTCCGGCGCCCAGGCGTGCGGCGCCCAAGCGACAGGCGCGGCCTCGGCGGCCGGAGGCGGCAGCGCCGGGGCGGCCCAGGGCACGGCCGGCAGCGGCGCCGCCCCGCCCGGCACCGCCTCGGCCGGCGGCGGCAGCGGCGGCGGTGCGAACGAAGCGAACAGCATCGGCGCGGCCGGTGCCGTGGCACCCGACGGGGCGAGCGGCGACGGCACCGCCGGGTCGCGCACCGGCGCGGCGACGGGCGCTGTCAGCACCGGCTCCGCCCCGGCT